AATCAACATTTACATTAATGGTATAGACCAAGCCTTAACAGTTACCACAGCTATCGCTAATGATGATGGAGCGATTAACGGCGTTTACGAGCATAATATAGGTAAGCAAGCGGCTAGCGCAGTATATGGCGACGGATACCTTGCCGAAGTCAACTTCATAGACGGTCAAGCCCTAACCGCTGATGACTTCGGTCAGATAAGTGAAACCACAGGCGAGTGGAGTCCTAAAGCATACGCAGGCACATACGGCACTAATGGCTTTTATCTACCATTTGATGGCAATGCCAATGACGATAGCGGCAACAGTAACAACTGGACAGAGAACAACTTAGCTTCTACCGATTACATGATCGATACACCCTCTAATAATTTAGTGTGTTGAATCCTTTGTACGCTGGTGCTAATTCTCCAACTTATTCAGAGGGAAACCTAAAGGCTGGGTTTATATCAAACTCAACCACACAGTCAACAATTAGCATAAACTCAAACAAATGGTATTGTGAGGGATATGTTGGCGGTACTAACGATTCAATGTTTGGCGTTGGATTGGCGGGCGCAAACATGGGTAATTATGTTGGGAGTAACAGTTTTGGATTGGCTTATCACCAATCTGGAAGGTATTATTACAATGGAACAAACACGTCTTATGGCTCTGCTTTTACATCTGGTGATGTAGTTGGGGTTGCCATTGATGCAGATATCAATACTATTTACTTTAGTGTAAATGGTGTCTGGCAAAATTCTGCCGATCCCGTTGCAGGAACTGGTGGGTTATCAATACCGTCATCAATTTCTGGCGGGACAATGGCGTTTGCATTTTAGGGCGGCAGGTGCTACAACTGACTGGCATGTTGAAAACTTCGGTCAAGACTCATCATTCGCAGGTAACAAAACCCGCCAAGGCAACACAGACGCTAACGGCATTGGTGACTTCTACTACGCGCCACCTACAGGCTATCTAGCACTCTGCACTGATAACCTACCAGCACCAGCTATTGAGCAGCCAGAGACTCAGTTTTAATGTTGTGACGTATACGGGTAATGGCACTTCACAAGCGATTACAGACGTTGGATTCCAGCCAGACTTTGTGTGGATTAAACAGAGAAACTCTACGGCTTCTCATCAACTGCAAGTATTCTGTAAGAGGGGCTGGTAAAAAATTACTTTTTTTCAAATGACTCAGGCGCCGAGCTGAGTTACAACACAATCACTTCATTTGATTCAGATGGATTTACCGTTGCTGTAGACGGAGTTGCAACTGGAACAAACGCATCTGGCGGCTCTTATGTAGCATGGTGCTGGAAAGCTGGCGGCACAGCAGTAACAAACACAGACGGAGCTATAACGTCTAGCGTGTCTGCTAATGTTGATGCTGGGTTTAGTATTGCAACCTATACTGGAAACGGTTCAACTGGAACTATAGGGCATGGTTTAAATAAAAAACCTGAATTGGTGATAATAAAAAATAGAGGTGCTGCTGCAGGTTGGTTTACTGGCTCGCCTTCTTTTGGCACAAACAATTACCTTGTACTAAACGGTACATCGGCACTGACTAATTATGTTGACGGCACAGGGGGTTCGTTTTTTAATTATGGCGGTTGGTCTGACTCTGTAGTTAATGTCTATAACAGTAACACAGTAACAGTTAACAGCACTTCTTATAGTTTTGTTATGTATTCTTTTCACAGCGTTGAAGGCTTTTCCAAGTTTGGCTCCTATGTCGGAAACGGATCAGCAGATGGGCCATTTGTTTACACAGGGTTTAAACCCTCGCTTGTGCTTTACAAGCGAGCTATTGGTGGAACAGGCAACTGGATATTAGCTGACAATGAGCGAGAAGGTTATAACGGAGATAACCCAGCATTGTATCCAAACTTAAGTTTAGAAGAATCTATTGGCACAAGCATAGACCTTTTTGCAAACGGCTTTAAAATCTTAAACTCTGCTAGCGACCACAACGCAAGCGGTAGCACATACATCTACATGGCATTTGCAGAGCATCCATTTAAAGAGGCTCTTGCTCGATGATAGCATTTTTACTATTCATACTCTTACAAGTTGCTGACGCATGGACTACCATCACAGCCTTGAATCTAAATGGGAGAGAGGCAAACCCGATGCTAAACTACCTGTTTAGAAAGTTTGGCGTTGTTCAAACCCTGATGGTTGTCAAGGGTGGCTCGATTATCATTGCTGGTTTATTCCTTGTCGGGCACTGGTCGTTGTGGTGCTTGGTTGGGCTGTATGTTTTAGTGGTCGGAAACAATGTGTATCAGATTAGGAAAGCGTAATGCAAATACCCATCCTAAATGGAATATTCACGGACGGTGAGCCAGACTTTCGCATATCCTATCCGGTCAACTTGGTTCCTGTGTCAATGGCAAACGGAATCAGCGCTGGCTATTTACGCCCAGGCGAAGGCCTAGTAGAAGAGGGCACAGGTCCCGGTCCAGACAGAGGCGCCATAAATTGGAATGGCGAGCTGTATCGAGTCATGGGATCAAAGCTTGTACAGATTGATTCAAGCGGAACTCTGACCCAGATTGGCGATGTCGGCAATGACGGGAAGCCTGTTACCTTTGACTACTCTTTTGACCGACTAGCGATAGCGTCCAATGAGAATCTGTTTTATTACGATGGCACTACCTTATCTCAGGTAACCGATCCAGACCTCGGTACGGTTCTCGATGTCGCATGGGTAGATGGTTACTTCATGACCACGGATGGCGAGTTCCTGGTTGTAACAGACCTATCAGACCCGTTTGCTGTAAACCCTCTAAAGTACGGCTCAAGTGAAGTTGACCCCGACCCAGTGGTAGCGGTGATTAAGCTAAGAAACGAGATATACGCAATCAACCGGCACACTATCGAAGTCTTTGATAACGTGGGCGGGTCTTTGTTCCCATTTGCCAGAATAGACGGCGCTCAGATTCAGCGGGGGTGCGTAGGCACTCATGCTTGCTGTGAATTCGTAGACGCGATTGCGTTTGTGGGCTCAGCACGAAACGAGCAGCCGGGTGTTTATCTTGGCGCAAGCTCTCAGACTGTAAAAATATCGACAAGTGAAATCGACACCTTGTTGTCTGATCTTACAGATGCCCAGATGAGCGGCATTGTATTAGAGTCTCGCAAGGACAAGAACGCTCAGACTTTATACCTACACCTGCCAGACAGAACGCTGGCTTATGATGCCTTTTCATCTCAGACCACTGGATCGCCTGTGTGGTACGTTTTAACAAGCTCTATTGACGGGTTCTCTCAGTATCGCGGAAGGCATTTTATATGGGTCTACGGTAAGCAGGTATGCGCCGATCCAACGACTGGTAAGTATGGCCATGTAGACGATACAGTCTCAACTCACTGGGGCACTAAGGTGCGTTGGGAGTTCGGCACAACGATCATCTACAACGAAGGCCGCCATGCGATATTCCATGAACTGGAATTAGTTGCACTTACCGGGCGAATCGCTGAAGGCGTTACCCCAACGATATCGACTTCTTATTCTTTGGATGGCGTTACTTATTCTCCTGAGAGGTCTATCCAAGCGGGCACTACAGGACAGCGCCAGAAACGGCTTGTATGGCGCAGACAGGGCAGTATGGACAACTGGCGTGTACAGAGGTTCTCTGGCGATAGTGACGCTCATATCGCGTTTGCGAGGCTTGAGGTGCAGCTAGAAGGGCTGAACTTCTAATGACTAAGCCTACCGCGTTAACAAGAAACGAGCTGGCAAAGTTCCTGCCCGATCAGCGCTCTATAAAAGCGTTTGAGCAGTTGTTTGATGTTGTTCCTGCTGACATCTTGGAAGTTGTTTTAACAGTCCGGCATGGCCGATTCTAAGGCGACCAATGCGCTAGCTGTAGCCGAGGGTATAAAGAAACTGGCAGAGCTTGCAGCACTTGCTCCGTTGCCCCAAGAGCACAACAGCGTAAACACCGATTACATCGAGTTTAACCAGTTCGCCAATCATGAACTCAGCCCTGTTCAAATGGGGTGGGGTACCGAAAATGGTACACTTGAGATTGGAATGGGCTATGACGCTGTTATACAGCACGTAGGGCTCGAATCTTATTACAGGATCAAAGCTACTGCCTCAAATCACGAAAGGCCAGCTAGTGATGTTTACGGGCGCCGTAGGGGCGTCTGGTGTGGTTACCGGTGCGCCTGCCACTGGAATCACAGACGGCCAGTACATTATGGGCGTGGCCACGATGGACATTCCTAACAATCAGTTCGGATATGTTAATCAACTTCGGTGTGGTCCGAGGCTTTAGAACCGATGGCGCGTCTGTCGGTGAGACTTGGAACGATGGGGACATTCTTTGGTACAACCCGTTTTACCCAGGTGGACTGACTAACGTACAACCGCCCTCACCCACACCTGAGATTGTTGTTTGCGTGGTGATTACAGCATCGAGCGGAAATAACGGACTCGGTACTGGTACGCCCTACCTTCATGCCTCGGCTAGATCAACTGACAGGTGTTGATATCTCATCGCCGGTATCTGGTGAAGTATTACAATATGACGGAACAAGCTGGGTTAATGAGTCGCTTGAGCTTAATGATCTTGAAGATGTAAACATAACATCCCCAGCGACAAATGAAATTTTACAGTATGACGGAACTGAATGGGTTAATGCTGCAAGCACATCAGTTAACCCTAACGCGGTGTGTAAAGCTTGGGCCGCTGTGAACATGAGTACGGGTCTCTTAGACTCTTACAATGTTGCATCTGGTGTATTTAATTCTGGTGATTTTTATTTGTACTGGGACGATGATATGTCAGATACAAATTACGCCATTGTTACTGGCCATCAGCAGAATAGCGGAACCACAATTCAATTTGGTGTGCTAACTGGATCAATTGCCGTGGGTAGTGCTCGATTTTTCGCGTACTCAGGTGGGGCTAGCACAAATTTAGGCAGGTGCTATGTCGCAGTTTTTGATACTTAGGCTTAATGATGAAACTGATTAGAACAATAGAAAATGGCGACCTTCAAATTATTGACGCCGTTAATGTTGAAAAAACGCTGTCGATATTCCCAGATGCCATTGAGATGTCTGGAGAATTTCCAGATGATTTTTTTAGAAGCGCGTGGCAAAAAGACGGGTCATCTATATCGGTAAATCTAGAAAAAGCTAAACTTTATTGCCATCAAAAAAGGCGAGAGCATAGAGAGCATCTGTTTGAGCCGCACGACAAAAAAATTTCCGCTCAGATACCAAATGTAGATGTTAATGAAATTGAAAATGCACGACAGAAAATAAGAGATGACGATGCAAGGGTTCAATCTGATATAGATTTGTCTAACGATTTAGATCAGTTGAAATTGATAATTAAGCGATATTTAGAAAATGGGTGACCAACATGGCTGTAACAGTAGTTCCAATTATATCGGCCAAACTTGCCGAAGACGCGCAGACAACCCAGTACACAGCGGTTAACTGCACAACGTCTATTGACAAGTTTACAGGCACAAACACCAGTGGAGCGAATGTCACCATTAGTGTTAATATAGTGACCAATGGCGGCACTGCGGATGGCACTAATTTGATCGTAGACACTCGAACAATTGCGCCAAACGAAACATACACATTCCCTGAGCTGGTTGGTCAGGTATTATCTCCGGGTGCTTTTATATCGACCATTGCAGGAACCGCATCTGCGATTGTTATACGGGCTAGCGGGAGAGAGATCACATGATAGATGCCGAAATGCCAATGATGATGATCGAGGGCATAGAGCTCTCTGAGTCATTTATCTCACCGGCTGAGAACAAGCGCAACACCAAGAACGTCTTGGATAACTGGATGCTTGGTCCCGAGAGCCCTTCACTAGATAAGTCTGAGAACAAAGACTATTACAAGAAGATTGCTAAGGCGATGGGCATTAAGGAAGAAGAAGCCCGGCGCATGATGTGTGGCAACTGCGAATACTTCAAGAACTGTCCTAGCACTCAAGCGAAGATGGAAAAAATCCCTTTGACCGATATGGATGAGGGCGCTGGCGCTCGAGGCTACTGCAAGAAGTTCGACTTTATCTGCCACGGTATGCGTCTGTGTCAGGCGTGGGATGATTAAATGATACGACTGGCATCCGACAAAGAAGCCAAGCATATTCTGCTAGAACCGCAGATAGTGGCTAGAGTCGGGTTGCTGGCTGAGCATATTAAAGTGCAGCCTTGGATTGCTCACAACGATATGCACCAATTGTTGTTTGTATTTTGGGAGATTGAAGACGGTGTGTACGAGATGCACATTGCCAGCCCAAAAGACAGTATTAGATCGTCACGTAAATTGGACGGTCGAGGCAATGGAATGGTTATTCAGCATGGGCGCTGATAAAATCATTACAAATTGTCCACGTGGTAAAATATCCAATATGGCCAAAAAGCTAGGGTTAGAAATTATAATGATACTGATGGCCAAACAGATCATTACGAGGTCACATCATGGGAATTGAAGCCAGCATTACTAGGCGCAAGCGTTATCGGCGGTGTCGCAAGTAGTAGGGCACAGTCAAAAGCAGCTAAGCGTGCGGCATCCGCTCAAGTGGCAGCCGCAGATCAGTCGGCACAGGTTCAAAGAGAAATGTTTGAGGCTACTCAGGCAACTCTTAGCCCGTTTGTTGAGGCTGGATATGGTGGCGTGGAAGAGCTCGCGGCATACGCAGAGCCCGGCCTGTTCGCAATGGAACAACAGGCAGCCATTGCCGGCTTGATGGGTCCAGAAGCTCAAGCGGCTCAGATTGCTCAAATCGAATCAGACCCTCTGTTTCAGGCTCAGATTAGGCAGGGCGAAGAGGCTTTATTACAACAGGCATCTGCTACCGGTGGGCTACGTGGCGGAAACATTCAAGGCGCACTTGCTCAGTTCAGACCGCAAATGCTCAGTGAGCAGATTAATCAGCAGTATGGCCGCCTTGGTGGATTTACTGCGATGGGTGCTCAAACACAACAGCGACTTGCGGAGCTTGGTCAGGCATCCGCTGCACAAACCGGAGTGGCTGCGAGTGGCGCTGCATCCGGTATTGGTCAAGCATTAACGCAGGCCGGTCAAGCACAAGCAGGTGGCGCACTAGCCGCAGGGCAGGCTCGAGCCGGATTGTATGGATTACCAAGCCAAGCATTCGGTATGTACGTAGGCGGCAAGCAAGCGGGGGTTTTCTAATGGCTCAACCTTACAACTACAGTATTCAAACCCCTAATATCGGCGAGCAGTTTGCACAGGGTTACAATCAAATGGCTGCGTTTGGGGCGGCACAACAAGCGGCAGAACAGCGCAAACAGCAACAAGAGCAAGCTGCCTTGATGCAGCAAAAGCTTACCGCGTTAGCTCAAAACCCAAACCCAAGCGCTCAGGACTATGTTGAAGTCGCTAACATGTTGCCAAAAGAACAGGCTGATAGTTTGCGAGCTAGCTTCACTACGTTAACTGAAGATCGCCAAAGGGGTACTTTGCAGTTCTCTGGTAGAGCATTGGCTGCGTTGTCATCTGACAACCCGCAGATTGGCGTTGACATGCTTTTAAGAAGAGCGGAGGCAGAAAATAACTCTGGAAATGTTGAGGACGCTAGGTTTTTTAAAGCAATGGCAGAATCTGCCAAAAGAGACCCAGTTGCTGTAAGAGACTCCCTGTCTGTTATGGTTAGCACCCTGCCGGGCGGAAAAGACACAGTAGAGTCTGCAATTAAAATAGCCGAGGATCAGCGAAAGCGAGCTGTTGATCCAAATGCACCGCCTCCAAAAAGTTGTGGAGCTTCAAGAAAGAGCAAGGCTTGCCGGTCTTACTCCGGGCACACCTGAATACAACAGGTTCATGATTACTGGTGGCGGTGTACCTGCGGTGCAAATTGACCAGCGTGAGCGTGATGAGTTTGAAAAAGCCACTAGCGCTCGAGATGCTAAATTCTTCGGCGATCTAGCAGATCAGGCTCCATCAGTTGGTCAGAATAGGGCAGTTATTGGTGAGCTAGAGAGCTTGTTGTCGAATGTTGACACGGGCTTTGGCGCCAGAATCAAATCGTATGCAGGAAGCCTTGGCATTCCAGTTGAAGGCGTAAATGAAATCCAAGCTGCTCAAGCAATTATCGCTCGACTAGTGCCAGCTCAGAGAGCGCCCGGAAGTGGTGTTATGTCTGACGCTGACTTAGAGCTATTCAAGCAGTCATTGCCTAGCATTATCAACCAGCCTGGCGGTAACGAGCTCATCATTAAAACGATAAAAGACGTTAATGATTATCAGATGGAACAAGCCGCAATTGCGAACAAAGTCTTCGCTGGTGATTTGACCAGAAGAGAAGGCAGAGACGCCCTCATGGAGCTTGCCAACCCCATAGACATATATAAAGATGGAATAGATCGATTAAAGGCTCCGTCTAGCACTGGTCAGCCAGTAACGTCTGGTGGGTTTACCTTAAAAGGCACAAGAACCGGAGGCTAATATGCCAACAATTTATGAAGTAGAAGCCCCGGACGGAACCATACTTGAGATTGAGGGCCCTGATGACGCAAGCCCAGAGGCTGTGCTTCAGGCTGCCCAAGACTTATATGCCAAGCAACGGCAGGAAACTATCGGCGTTGATGTTGAGCGCCAGTTAGAAGCGATTGGCGGTCCCACAGCAGAACCTCGCCCAGAGCCCGGCTTGATGGAAGTGGTCGCTGGTGCAGGAGAGGCCGCTGCAACCTTGGCTACCGGTGCGTCTTCTGGTATGGGCGGACAGATTCGCGGTACTTTATACGGACTGGCAGAGGAAATTTTGTCTGGTCAGTTCGGTACTCAGGAGGCCGCCCAAAGAATCAAACAACGCGCTGATGAGTTAGCGGCGGAATACACCTATCAACCACGAACTGAAACCGGTCAAGAATTCGTTGAGACTATCGGCGAGGTTGGCGCTCAAATGGCTCCATTGACCGGTCTTACCGGAGAGCTTGGTGCAATTGCTTCAGGTACTGTCAGAAGCGGTCAGGTTGCCCCAACAGCGGTTAGGAATGTTCAGGAAGCAAGAAGGCTGGAAATAGAAGAGGCAACAAGACAAAGAAATGTTGGCTCCGCAGAAACAGAAATTGGAAGGCAACGCGTAGAAACGGCAGCACAGCTACCAGTGCCATTTACCGGTGAGCGTGGCTTAACAAAAGGGCAGGCTACTAGAAACTTTGAGCAGTTACAGTTCGAGCGTGAGACAGCAAAACGCGGTGATCTTGGTGCGCCCATTAGAGAGCGGTATTCAAACCAGACTGAAGCGATGCTAGGTAATTTCGATGCAATGATAGATCAGCCAGGTCCACTAAACTTTGAGCCTAGAGATATCGGTCGGGTTGTAGACAGGGCCTTGGTGAATAAGGCGAATGTCAAAAAGCGTGAGATAAATGACGCATATAACGCCGCCCGAGAAGCCGGAGATATGTCTGGTCTGATTACCCTGGATTCATTACCAAGCACACTCGATGACATTATGCGCTATCAATCTGTTGCGCCAAATGCCAAATCAATCTATGACGAGGCTGTAAGGATTGGCGCCATTAGTGTTGGTGAAGACGGCCAGATGTCTTTAAACCCAATTACACTTAATGACGCAGAACTGTTTAGGCAGTTCGTAAACTCGGCTACCAATTTTAATGATCCGCAGCAGGGTCGAATAGGAACGATTGCAAAAAGCGCCATTGATGACACTATCGACCAGTCTGGTATCGGTGGCGAGTTGTATCAAAGGGCAAGGAAGCTTCGAGCACAGTTTGGCCAAGAGTTTGAAAATGTCGGTATTACCAAAAGACTGTTAAGCACAAAGCCCGGCACTGATGAGCGAACCATAGCGTTTGAGGACGTTTTCAAAAAGGTCATTATTGATTCACCTATTGAAGAGGTAAACAAGCTTAGAGGAACGCTACTAAAAGCCGGTCCAGAGGGCAAACAGGCGTGGACTGACCTAAAAGCCAAGCTTATAGACCATATCCGTGAAAGATCTGTGTCGCCCAGCCAAACTGACGAGCGCGGACAACCTTTAGTACAGGTCAACCAGCTAGCCAAAACTGTAAAATCATTAGACGATCAAGGCAAGCTAGAGAGCCTGTACGGCAAGAAAACAGCCCAGCAGATTAGGGACTTGGTTGAGGTTGCTCAGGTTGTTTTACTACTGCTCCTCCGGGTGGCGGTAAACTAATTCAAACACCGCGTCTGCGGTTTTGGTTGCACTGGATCAATTAGCAGTGTTTGGCGTTACTGGTGTTCCGGCGCCGATTGTCTCGGTGCTTCGAGAAGCCAGCAATTAACATGAAAAAACAAGGCCATCAAGAAAACGCGTTGACGATGCCCTCAGAGGTATGGAAGAGGAAAAGAAATGATTGATGATCAGTTGTGGCGAAACCGAGTAGACAAGAAGCTGGACGAAATAAACGAAGCTATTGTCACGTTGGCGCGTATAGATGAGCGAATTGTCACGCTGTTTAAGCGTATGGATCGATACGAGACCACCCAAGAAGAGCACACAGATAAGATTGCCGAGCTGCAAAAATCTGCTGATTCCCAGGTTGCTGTGTTCTCAAGAGCCGAAAGGTTCCTTTGGATTGTTATCACTGTAGCCGTTGGGTCAATCGGGTTCTTGGGCAAATGAACTTTGTAGACTTAAATAGCTGGTATTTTCAAACCCGCTGCTGAGTTAATCGATGCCCTGCACACCTCTGAAGAAGAGAAACTAAAGCAGCAAAGGCGCTTGTTAGAAATACAAGCCATGGTCTTGGACTCATCACTCCAGTATGAAAAGGAGATGATGACCTCCCGCGCTGAGATCATTAACTCCGAAGCAAAATCAGAACACTGGATTACCGCGACTTGGCGACCGATTTACCATGTTGACTTTTCTCGCACTAGCTGTAGGTGATTCGTTAGGGTGGCTACCAAACCCCCTGCGGGACGAGGCGTGGATGTTGTTGCAACTAGGGCTAGGTGGTTACGTTGTTGGTAGAAGCGCTGAGAAGGTCATTAAGGAGGTCAGATCGTGATGAATTTCGTTGCCAATCTAGTTGGGATAACAGATGACGACTTACAGTGGGACGTCCGAAATTAGGCAAGCTATACGGCAAAAATGAAGAGAGAGACGGCCGAGGCGATGCAGCCCGGCATCTTGGGTTGGGTTGGCTGGCTAGCAGGTCTAAATTTCCTGCTCTTGCATTGTTTGCTATTAACGCTCGCGAGTATCTGACTATAGATATTATGATTGAGATGGATATCCACAACAACAACCTCGGCTTTCAGATTAACGAAAGCACCCGGGCTAAAGCTAAAAAGGCAATAATCAATTTGGTTGATACCGGGCAAGCCAAGTTCTACACTCCAGAGCAAAGCAAGTTCATACGAGGCGAAGAATGAAAAACCTAATCGAAATGCTACGCCGGCAAGAGGGTGTATCTAAGTGGGCATACGAAGACCACCTGGGTTATATAACAGTCGGTGTAGGGCGTTGTCTCGACCCAGAGAAAGGTTTTTGGGCTGTCAGACGATGAGATTAATTACTTGCTGAGAAACGACATTGAGAGATGCTACCGTGAGCTCGAGGTGTTTTCTTGGTTTATGGATCTAGATCAGATCAGACAAGAAGCTTTGGTATCGATGCTATTCCAGCTCGGCCTGCCAAAACTTCTTGGAGTTTAAAAAAGACCCTCAAGTATCTGGCCGAGGGGAAATACTCCCAGGCTGCCTCTGAGTGCCTAAGATCGAAGTGGGCAAAACCAGACCCCCAACCGGGCCAAACGAAAATCTCTTACATGATCGAGACCGGCCAGTACCTGAAATAAAAAAGCCCACCGAAGTGGGCAAATTGCAATTAACACCCCCCTAGTAAAACACAAAAAAACTTAAAAAATAAATCAACCTATCTGTTGCATATCGTAAACCAATGAGTTAATCTTTGTCTTGTGGAATGACGGAGGGAAGCCACACATGGACGAATTAAATCAAGTTGAATACTCAGAATGGCTGCGCTGGTGTGGCTACACGGAATTACAACAAGGAGGAAGTTATGAAAATTTTACTAGCTGAGAGCCACGTTAGTCCCGAGGATTGGAGAGAAGTCGATCACGAATGCTCGGTTTGCCTTGAGCCCTTAAAGCGAGAGGAGCATATCAGGTGCGCGGAGTGTGCTGAGACTTATGTTAGAGATAGGGCGGAAGCAGACTGGAGTTTCGCAAGCGAAATTGTTACTGGCCAGTACGCGGTTGACATTGACAAGTATCAGGAAACGATGCTACTCGCCTACGAGATTAACGATCCACAATTAATGTACGACACGTTTGCCGACTCGATGGTCGGTGCAATTAGACTGGCTCAGGAGGGCAAAATATGAGTGATTTAACATTACAACCGGCTCCAATTCAGCAGAAACTGGCGGCAATTCAGCAGAAACTGAAGGCACCAAAAGGACAGATGAATAAGTTTGGCGGCTACAAATACCGCAGTTGCGAAGATATCCTAGAGGCGGTCAAACCGCTTCTTGGTGACCTTGTGCTAACTATATCCGATGACATTGTAGAAGTAGGCGGCAGGGTATACGTTAGGGCTACTGTATCTATAAGCAGTAGCTCTCAAGTTGTATCGACTACGGCATTTGCTCGCGAGTCATTAGATAGAAAAGGCATGGACGATTCACAAGTTACAGGCTCGGCTAGTTCGTATGCTAGAAAATACGCATTGAACGGTCTGTTTTGTATCGATGACACAAATGAGGCTGACGCCACCAATCAACACGAAAAGCCAAGTGTTATTGACGAGTCACAGTTAGCAGTCATTTACGACCTGCTAGACAAGACCGATTCGGATATAGAGAAGTTTTGCAAGGCGTTTCATATTGAGGGAGTCGAGGCGATGCTATCTAGTCAGTTCGACAAAGCAATGGCAGCACTGAACAGGAAGCTAAAAGATGCGAATAAGTAATCATGTACAAGGCTCTCAGGAGTGGTTACAGAGCCGATTAGGAAAGCCTACTGCTAGCAACTTTGGAAAGTTAATCACACCCACAGGCAAGCCTAGCGCGTCTGCCGATGGGTATATCAACGAACTCATCGCCCAGAGGATCACTGGAGAATTGCCAGAGTTCTACACGAACGAAGCAATGGCGCGGGGTAACGAATTAGAACCCGCCGCCAAGGCCTTGTACGAGTTCACTACTGGCTTTGATGTGGTCGAGGTCGGTCTGTGCCTGCATGATGAGCTTGAGTGTGGTGCGAGTCCTGACGGGCTTGTAGGCGATGAGGGCGGTATCGAGGTGAAGTGTCCGCTACCCCATACGCACGTTTCTTATCTGAGGGCTGGTGATGTGCCCGGAAAGTACGTCCCTCAAATACAAGGCTGCCTGTTTATAACTGGCCGCGAGTGGTGGGACTTTATGAGTTATCACCCGGCGATGGAAGATTTGATTGTTCGAGTCTATAGGGACGAAGCGTACATCAAAAAACTGGCTGACGCAGTTACACGCGCAGTCGAAATAATCGAAACGGAAACTTTAAAATGGAGTAAGAAATGATGGAATACGATAACACTAATCGCGGGGTTTTATTTCGCAACGACAAGAAAGACACAGAAAAGCACCCAGACTTCACTGGCTCGATGGACGTAGGCGGGGTAGATCATTACCTGTCGGCTTGGGGTTAAAAGAGTCCAAGCAGGGTAAGAAGTTTTTCTCACTCTCAATCACGCCCAAGAATGAAGTTGCAACGCCAGCAATTCAGAAGGCCAAACAGATTGTCGAAGAAGACTTTGAGGACGATATACCTTTTAATTGAGCCCCTTTTAAGTTCATGGTAAGGTGTCTGGGGCTAACAGCAAATAGGACACAAACCCATGAAAGAATGTTTTAAGTGTAAAAAACAATTGCCGCTAGACAGTTTTTACAAGCACCCAGAAATGAAAGACGGGCGCGTAAACAAGTGCAAGGAATGCAACAAGAAAGACGTCAAGGAAAACAGAGCGGCAAAAATTGACTACTATCAAGAGTACGATAGGGCAAGAGCAAGCAGGCCAGATAGGGTTAGGGCTAGAGAAGAATACGCCAAGACCGAAGAAGGAAAAGCTGCTCACAACAAAGCAAAAGCAAAAGATGGAGAGATGGCAAACCAGATCAAACGAGCTGCTAACATTATGGTTGGCAACGCTATAAAAAGTGGCAAGTTGAACAAGGGTTCAGAGTGCTCTGAGTGTGGCAAGTCTGAGGGAAGGATACACGGACACCACGATGACTATACGAAGCCACTAGAGGTTAGATGGCTTTGCCCTAAATGCCATTCAGATTGGCATAAAAAAAACGGAGAAGGATTTTATTAATGTATGTACACCACAAGATCAATTTTTAAGGAGTAGTAAATGTTAGGAAACAAGGTTAGGGCAGCTATGGCGGAGGCAGAAATCACGAACGGGCAGTTAGCTAAACTGCTCGGGGTGACTCCCCAGAACGTGCACAAGTACAAGCAAGCGAATGATTTGAGGTGGTCAACGATTGTTAAGATCTGCGCGGCCTTGGATATTGAGGTAGAGAAGTTTATCAAGTATTAAAAAAAAGCCCCTTGATCTGGAGGGAGAACCAAGGGGGTTGCACTGGAGGGAGTGCGTAGGAAGTATCATTGAAGTGCGAGATCAACGATGAATGTAGTTTACCACACCAGTTTTACAAACCGCAATCATCAGTCGCCTAGTCGAGCCTAGTTAAATTGCGTTGTCTCATGGTGCAGCCGCTCAATAAAGCCAGAATCAATCTACGACCTTTAGAGGACGGGAATAAACAGCGTTTAGTGGTGACAGTAATGGGCAGGTTTTGGCAGCCTGATCGGAGATACCCACCGATGAAATGTTTGCTGATGACTGTAGATTGATTGGACTAGACTGGTATGATGGTTATGGATTAGGGTCACCCTCAGTCCTCTAAATGACAACTATTGTCTAAGGGAAAGCCATGGATATTTATGAGCAGCTTAGTCGAGAAGAATGCAGGATGAAGATACCGATTATGCGGGTATTTTGATAAGTGATGAGGGAGTAGAAATTTACACAAGTTTAGACTTTGATGACTTAAAAGCTTTACTGATGGAAATAATAATGATAGAAAAGGACAACTCAATACTTCATTGAGTACAACCAACCGCTGGAGGGCGATATGAACCAAGAAAAACAAATCCTAGATTACCTACGCCAAGGGAACGCAGTGACCCCGCTTTTGGCCCTAGAGAAATTCGGCTGCATGAGGCTGGCTGCTAGAGTCTATAGACTGCGTGAGCAAGGTTATGAGATAGAGACCCGGCACAGGCGTTTCAATGACAAGGTGTACGCTGAGTACTACTTGGGCAACGCATGAGTTTCGTACGCAACTTATATGGCGCAGAAAAGTGGGATATTTATACTTATTAGGCGCAGAAAAGTGGGATAAGTGTCCATAAAGTTATTGGACACAACAATTTAGGAGAGCGAGTGATGATCGAACAAAGTAAGCGCAAAGCAGTATTCTCAGAACTCAAGGGTTACTGCTGCCATGCAGGTGACAACGATTTTATGGAAGTCACAAAATGGAGTAATGGCGAGGGCTATGATATCTGCATTGATCGCAAGAATGGTCATGAGAAGTTTAGTCTGACCTTTGGTGAGTTTGATCTGCTAACTGTGCTGATGAACTGGAAGGGTGAGTGATGAGCGATAGAGTATTTGAAGACAGTCGCCAATGGCGTGTTTCACGAGATAAACGAGATCTTAAGGTCCTTTTGCTTGATCCTGAAGGCAGGGGTAAAGTGATAATATCAATAGACGATTGTGTCTATGGGATTGATGGCATTACCCTCACCCCTGAAGAAGCAACACTGTTAAAAGAGTTCCTAATTAGAAAAGGATATTAGGAGGGTGAGTGATGACATATGAAGAATGGAAGAAGTGCGTACAACTTCCGCAGAGTTACCCACTGTACAACGCGGCTACAGTTAGAAAACTTGTAGAGCGCATTGATGAGCTTGAGTCAGACAGACGCAGGCTAGAGTGGCTTGCGCTTAACAATGCTCGAGTGTGGTTGCAAGACGGCTGGTATGACATACACGACAATGGGCGGTACTTGTATTGTTTTATGGTTGACGACTGGCGTGATGCAATTGATAAAGCTATGCAGGAGGTTGGGTGATGGAATACCAAATAAAACCATCAGACCGAGGCGATTACATTCTTGAGTCTGTTGTGCCGACTACTTTCTCTGGTGACGCTATTAACTATGTGTTTAGGGGGCGGTTAGAGGATTGCGAGAAGGTTAGAGATGAGTTGGTGAAGGAGGGGAAATGATCTTAAACACGGGCGAGGAGTGGCAAGCAGATGACGCGGATATCATTCAATGGCAAAAGACTTACCCAGCGGTTGATGTGTTTTTAGAGCTAGCGAAGATGGAAAGCTGGCTCGATGCTAACCCAACTAAGCGCAAGACCTCAAAGGGCATTAAGCGGTTTGTTAACTCATGGTTATCGAGGGCGCAGGATAAAGGCGGCAGCAGTCCAATAAAGATTGATGGCCCCAAGCCATGGGGAGATGGCCCCAAGACTATGAGACAAAGATCAAACCTCGATGACCTAACTGATATAACTTGGCTAGAAGGTTCAGAGAAAGAGTATATGAGACAGGTATTCATTAATAAATACGGGCAGGCATTCGATGGCTAATTTTAAAACTGAAGATCAGATGCAAGAGATTCTATTGACTGATTTGTACAACTCAGGCGAAGCGTTCACTATCAAGCAGATGGCTGAAAAATGTACAATGGTCAAACATGCTAGTAGAATGAACGAGTTACTGCGCTTATTGATGGATGATGGTTACATTCAGAGTCATGGCTCTAATTCAGAGCTGACTTACAGGAGAAGCCGGGGTGAGAAGTGGCTAAGGAAGCGGTGGGTAAGTGAAGTGGCCGAGGACCTATGCGCTGGAAATTATAGTCGGAAACCTGTCGGGAAAAACGTCTCTTGATGTTAGAGAAAGTTCCAGATCACCTTCAAGCTCTTGTTAAGAGGCACGTTGAAGTAGCTTATGAATTACGAAAAAGTGTGGGTAATAAGAGACAAGCAAGACGCACCACGAGTGGTCGGTGACTTACTTAACTGGGTGGATCAGTGGGATTTTAATCACGCTTTGGTCATTAAACCGGGAAAGTATACCAATCCCCGGTCTCTTTCTCAGAACGCACTGGTTCACACTTGGTTCAGCGTTATGGCCAAGCACTTCTCTAAGAAGGTTGAAGTGGACGCAGAGCAAATGAAGTTGCTAATGAAAAATAAATTCCTAGGCACAGAGGATGTGGTAGTTGGGAGCACTGTAATAGAAGGCCAGTTAAAAAGGACTTCAAAATTGACTAAAGGTGAGATGACTTACTTCATGGACCGAGTGCACGAGTGGGCAGCCGATCACGGCGTTAACTTGCCTATCCCGGCGGACTCCGAGTACATGAAGATGATGGAGTCTCAAAGGGGTTAGTAATGAACGAGTGGGAAGGTTATTTGCCGTTTTGTCAGACTGATCGGCAACACCAAGTTGTAAAGCTAAGATCTGAGGGAGTTACGGTCGAGAAGGTCGCAGAGATAATCGGCATCCATAGGCGCAATGTCTTAATGATGTGCCAGAGGATTAGAGACAGGGCAGCAAAGCAAGGCTACGCACCACGGCACGACATGGTTCACACAGTGCCAGACGGGTTCAAGGTAAAGGGCACTTCAACCCTATACAAGGACGGAGACCCGGTTATCCAATGGGTCAAGTCTGACATAAACCAAGAGCGTCAGATGGAGTTGATGCGCGAGGCTATTCATGCGCTCAATGAGGAAATCAAGCCAGAGCCAAAGGTCGATGCGCCAAAGGTCAAGAAATCTCAGTTATGCAATATGTACGTCATTACCGATTACCATGCAGGTATGCTTGCTTGGCATGAGGAGACGGGCGCTGACTGGGATTTACAGATAGCAGAGGACACATTGGTTAACTGGTTCGCCCAGGCTATCAAGCTATCACCAGAGGCAGACGTTGGTGTGTTTGCACAGCTTGGTGATTTCCTGCACTTCGATTCCCTAGAAGCGGTCACCCCAGCAAGTCGGCATATCCTAGACGCCGACACAAGATTTCAAAAGCTAGTCAGAACAACGATCCGCGTTATCCGCAGGGTCATTCGTATGCTTTTGGAAAAGTATCCGAAGGTTCACGTCAAATGGTGTGACGCGAATCACGATCCAGCCAGTAGCGCGTGGATGCGTGAATTCCTTACAGCGCTGTACGACCAAGAGCCGAGGATTGAAGTTGATAACTCCGCAGATACTTACTACTGCTTTGAGTGGGGCAAGACCGCTTTGTTTTTCCATCACGGGCACAAGCGGAAGGTTGCCAATGTTGATTCGGTGTTTTGCCGCTAAAGTTTAGAGAGGTATTCGGACGGACTGAACACGCTTAACGCTCACATGGGCCACTATCACTCAGTGGACGTTAAAGAGACTAATTTAATGCTAGTCACTCAACACAGAACGCTTGCCGCTCCAGACGCATACGCGAGCCGTGGCGGGTGGTTATCTGGTCGAGACGCTCAGGTGATTACATAATCACAAAGAGTTTGGGCAGGTTGGCAGCCAAACGATCAGCTATAAGATGATTTGCTAGGAGGTGACATGAGCGCGAAAGACTAACCAAGTACAAGGCGATCACTACGCAAGCAAAGCTAATCCAGCCGATTGATTACATTATGTCGAACGGCCTTGGGTTTTGTGAAGGTAACGTGGTCAAGTACGTTTCTCGTTGGAAAGAAAAGGGCGGCCTAAGCGACTTGCTGAAGGCGAAGCATTACATTGAATTCTTGATAGAGGAGTGGGAACGTGATTGCGATAATGATTTGCGATGATTGCGATGAACAGATGCAGGAGGTCTTTACCGCATCGGAAAATTTTAAGACTCAAGGGTTGGAGTGTGTGAGTCCTGTTTACACTTCGTCGCCAGCGATCGGTCGAGAGAGGGGGTACACTAAAAATGACTTTGAAGAAAAAGACAAAAACGATAGCCGGGCTTGTTGAAGACGCCGCTACCATTTTGCAGCGAATTGTAAGGATGAAGGCGGCCGATGAGAGCGGATACTGCCAGTGTGTCACTTGCGGCAAAGTAGGCCACTGGAAAGAAATGGACGGCGGTCACTACATATCTCGGACCTATACTCAGCACAAACTCCTCGAAGAAAACATCCACCCCCAGTGTAAGGGCTGCAATCGCTTCGCCCACAAGATTCACGATGACTATTCCCGGTACATGAGGGAAACCTACGGCGCCGAGTTCGTGGATTGGCTGTCTGATACTAAGAGGCAGACAAAGAAGTATTCACGCCCAGAGATCGAGGACTTGATCGCCGAACTGAAGGAAAGAGAAAAAGAACTGAAAAAAAACCTATAAAAAGTAAACTAATTAGTTGACACGGTGATTCGTATTTGAGATGATTCTCTTGTCGGGCGAGGGAGCCCATTAACTGGAGAGGAAGACACAATGTTTAAGGTATACGAAATCTACACAGTTGACCCAATTACTGGCACTACAGGCTGGGATATCGAGTTTATTGTTGCGCTTGACAGAGAAGATGCTGCAACCTTCGAAAACTTTGATTGCATAATTCGCTTTGACCATCATTTAAATGACATTTTTTCAGCATTACGATGGAATCGGTCATATCGAACAGACGCGGTGAATGAGTTTATATTGCAATCACTGGAAGCCGCGTAAGCGGCCCTTGCTGGAGAGGGAAGAATAATGACTAACAATGAATACGCGATTGAACGCATTGCTAACGAACTTGATGGCTGGTACTCAAATCTTGAGTACTATATTACTGCTTGGGGCGGGTCACCTGACCCAGAAAACGTAACAATCTGCGAAGAGAAAATCCTAGAATTGAACAAAGCACTTGAAGAGCTTTTGGCTGCGTAAGCGGCTTTTACTGGAGGGTAAGTGATGGACGACAACAAGAAAGTACAACAGCTCACACTAATACTAATGGCGCTGCTCTTTGTATTGTTGGCCCTTGGTATTGCTGGCAATGGAGACATCGAGGTAGAGGAAGATAGCGCCGAATTGTATATCGAGATGGTATGTAAGGGTCACTGGCCGGATTACGAAAATAGGAATCCAAGCTGTGGATGATATACTAGTAGCGTTACAAGCGGCCCATTCAATGGCTAATAAGTTGAATAGGCCTTTTGCTTTAATGGACGACCTAAGTGTCCAAGCGGTAACGATGTATACGGAGACTAAGGCGATTGAGATAATTCACCCGTTGAGGAAGGATTATGTACGTAGTCGAGATGGTCAACGCGAGCACTTTGCAAACTGAGTATATACTCGGTGTATATACAGACAACCAACACGCCGAGTATGCCGGCTGGGTAGAGGAAGCTGTAGCGCCGCCCGGCTTTTGTCCAAGGGTAAGTTGGTTTGAGTTTGATTACATTGACCCGGTAAAGCAGGATGCGTTTGAAGACTTCATTGATGACCAGTAAATGAAGAAGCGTTTGATAGTTTGGTATGCAGCGGTGATCTTGATATTGTCATCGTTCGTAATGTACGGCATTAGACTCGGAGCTTGGGTGTCATGAAGCACTATGACCACGCAGAGGTAAAGTTTAACGGCGGGACGGGCGCGTTACTTTGCAACGGCTGCTCGGTCATACTTGAGTACGGTTTTAACCATAAGGATTGTGAGCACTATTGTGAAGACTGCGAAAAGAAGCAGGCGGAGGAAGAATAATGTATAATCGAAAACAGGTGCACCGGAACGCCAACATTGCGCTGCTTAAAGTCACGATCAAGGACTACAAGCGGCGCCTACGTGAATTTCTGAGACAGGTAAAACGATGGCTAAGACAAGGGCTCAACAGAATAAGGCAATACGTCAAGAATCTTTAAGAGAGTTCATGGCGGCTAAATGCACGGTTCAGCATGCTATTGATTGTATTGATGAACACGCTGAGCTGGACCCCACCGAAGAGCATTTCAAGAATAGGTCGGACAAGATCACTACGAACTTTGCAATGCGCATGAAGATGATTAACAAGTATCTGCCAGATCTAAAGGCGCAAGAGATCGAGCACTCTGCTAGTGATACTTTGGTTAAAGCAATCGAGCGTAGAATTGTCGACACTACAAATTGACACACCTCGGTGGTTTGTACCGCTATTAGAGCCAGCTCGATACAAAGGTATCTGGGGTGGTCGAGGATCGGGCAAGTCACACGCTGTTGCTGAATACATCGTAGAGCGATCTGTCATGGGTCGCTGTGATGTTGTTTGCATACGTGAAGTACAGAAGTCACTACAACAGTCGGTCAAAAGGCTGCTCGAGCTTAAGATCGAAGCGCTAGGTGTTGAGTCTTACTTTGAGATACAGCACGACCGAATCAAGTCTAAACACGGCGGGGTAATTATCTTTACCGGCATGAGCAACCACACAGCCGATTCTATCAAGTCACTTGAGTCATTCGACATCGCATGGTTCGAAGAGGCTCAGACGTGCTCTCAGCGCTCCCTAGACCTACTTCGGCCTACGATGCGTAAGGAAACCTCTGAGCTGATCTTTACGTGGAACCCTCACCTCGATACCGATCCGATTGATATGTTGTTGAGAAGCGATAACCCACCGCCGAGTTCTCAGGTCGTGCGAGTTAACTATTCTGATAACCCTTGGTTCCCTAGTGTGCTGCAAGAAGAGATGCAGTACGACATGAAGCGGGACATGGAAAAGTATCAGCATGTCTGGCTTGGTGAGTACATTAAGAACTCTGAGAGCCGGGTGTTTAAGAACTGGTACGTAGAAGAGTTCGAGACACCAGAAGATGCTACACTACGCTTTGGGGCTGACTGGGGATTCTCTGTTGACCCAACGGTATTGGTTCGCTGCTTTATTGTGGGCAGGAACTTGTATATTGACTACGAGGCTTACATGGTCGGTTGTGAGATTACGAACACGCCTGAGCTGTTTATGTCGGTACCTGAGAGCGAGCGTTGGCCTATTGTCGCTGACAACGCCAGACCCGAGACAATCAGCTACATGCGTAACCACGGGTTCCCTAAGATCGTGCCGGCAGTGAAAGGTCCCAAGAGCCTAGAAGAAGGTATCGAGTGGTTGAAATCGTTTGATATAATAGTTCACCCAAGATGTGTTCATACGATTGATGAGCTCACCATGTATTCGTACAAGACAGATAATTTAACCGGGCAGGTATTGCCGTTGCTTGACGATAAAGACAATCACGTGATAGATGCGGTAAGATATGCGTGTGAGAGTGCGCGAAGAGCGCAGAAAACAGAAACCCACGGACGTGGCGCCGATCGCTACGGTGAATCGGTGGTGATATGGCAAAGACCAAAGCAGAACGCTTAGCAGACATCCACGCTGAAGCCCTCAAAGACTTCGACAACATTCAAACCGCAATGCGTGACGAGCGCATCCAGTGCCTCGAGGATAGACGCTTTTATTCTATCGCCGGCGCCCAGTGGGAAGGACCGCTTGAAGAGCAGTTCGAGAACAAGCCCCGCTTCGAAGTAAACAAGATCGCGCTAAGTGTCATGCGAATAATCAACGAGTACCGCAACAATCGCATCACAGTGGACTTTGTGCCCAAGGATGGATCAACGGACATCGAACTTGCATCGACCTGTGACGCGCTATACAGAGCCTCTGAGCAGGATTCTGGGGCAGATGAAGCCTACGACAACGCTTTCGAGGAAGCTGTCGGTGGTGGGTTCGGTGCTTGGCGCTTACGTAATGTTTACGTAGTCGAAGAGGACGATGAGAACGATGAGCAGAAGATTGTCTTCGAGCCGATCTATGACGCTGATTCGAGTGTGTTCTTTGACCTCGATGCCAAGAGACAAGACAAGGGTGATGCTACTCGCTGCTTTGTTATCACCTCGATGACTCGAGAGTCGTACAAGGTTAAGTATGACGATGACCCAACCAACTGGCCCAAGTCTATCCACGACCATGAGTTTGACTGGGCTACTCCAGACGTTGTTTATGTTGCTGAGTATTACCGGGTAGAAGAAGTACGCGAAACGGTACGTATATTCCAAGACCTCGCAGGCGAAGAGACCCGCTACACTCGAGCAGACTTTGAGGCCGATGAAGGCCTAGAGGCTACCCTGCTGGCCACTGGATCAATTGAGATAGGTCAGAAGCGTGTCATGCGTAAGAGGGTCCACAAGTACACCCTCTCGGGCGGTAAAGTATTAGAGGATCATGGAATCATCGCTGGCAAGCACATCCCGGTCATTCCTGTGTACGGAAAGCGCTGGTTCATCGATAACATTGAGCGTTGCATGGGTCATGTCAGACTGGCGAAAGACGCTCAGCGACTGAAGAACATGCAGTTGTCTAAGCTGGCAGAAATCTCTGCGCTATCGAGCATTGAGAAGCCAATCATGACACCTGAGCAGGTAGCTGGGCACCAGATGATGTGGGCCGAGGACAACCTGAAGGGACTATCCGTATCTTTTAATCAACCCGGTAACAGACCAGAACGGCAACGAGCAGGCAGTCGGTCCGGTTGGATACACTCGATCTGCTGCGGTTCCTCCGGCAATGGCAGGTCTTTTACAGTCTCACTGAAGCTGATATGAGAGACATCTTGGGCAACCAAGAGGCTGGTGAGGAAATGCAGCCGAACTTGTCTGGTAAGGCCGTAGAGTTGATTCAGAACCGATTGGATATGCAGTCGTTCATCTATATGTCGAATATGTCTAAGGCTGTGAAGCGCTGCGGCGAGATCTGGTTAAGCATGGCTCGTGATATTTTTGTGGAAGAGGGTCGCAAGCTCAAGGGTATGGAGAAGGATGGAACGCCAGACACCTATGAGCTAATGACTCCGATAATCGACCAAGACACCGGCGAGCTGACGTACAGAAACGATCTGACACGCGCAAGCTTTGATGTAGCGGTAGACGTTGGGCCCACTTCATCCAGTAAGCGAGCTGCCACTGTAAGAAGCGTTACCGGCATGCTTCAGCTAGCGACAGACCCGGAGACTCAAGCGGTCCTAACCTCTTTGGCGATGATGAACATGGAAGGCGAAGGCATTGGTGATATTCGTCAGTTTTTCCGTAAGAAGCTTGTCCGCATGGGTGTTGTCGAGCCCAACGAGGCAGAGCAGGAAGAAATGGCAATGGAAGCACAGAACCAACAGCCTGATCCGAATGCTATGTTCTTGCAGGCTAGTGCGATGGAGGCTGAGGCCAAGGCAGTTAAAGCTCAGGCGGATGCAGTGAAAGCTCAGGCCGACACCGAGTACCGTGTTGCACAGACAGCAGAGACCAAGGCGAGCACGCTCAAGACCTTGGCAGAGCTTGAGAACGATGAGCAGCGCCTAGCCTTAGAGACTGCCGAGAAGCTTACACAGACTGTCGATCAGGCGTTTGACGTAGCGACTGAATTACCACAGGGGTAACCAATGGCCAACAAAGACATTACCGAAACCGGAGTTAGAAGCGTACTTGAGACGATGGGTATTCCGAGTTCGTTTCAGGGGTTTAAGGAAAACGCCATTGGTCGCGCCGAAGCGTTGGCTACTGTCGGTAGTTCGATGGCCGGAACGGTTGCCGGTATGGGTGGTAATGTTTTTGAGCTTATGAGAAGCGGAGACCCAAGAGCGGCGCTCGACCAGTATCGGCAGATTCAAGAAGCTATGACTTATGTGCCTAGAACTCAAGCCGGCTTAGAGGATGTTCAGCAAATCGGTGAGTTCTTTTGAGCCCGTTGGTCAATTGTACGAGCAGTACGGCGAGGCGGTAGCCGAGTCAACGGGAAGCCCATTGGCTGGAGAATACTTTGAAGAGTTTGTTGACCCGCTATTCTTCTTGGGCGGCATTGGCGGTATACCAAAGAGAGCCGGGCGTATTGCTGACGCGGCGACAGATGGTGCTCAGACAGCGGAAGCCCTGACCGAAGGGCTACCTGCCAAACCACCAGAGTTTAGTTACACCGCCAGAGCCACAGCCTGCTATGGTTGTCACGCCAGAACAGCAACAGATTATTCTTTCAAAGCCTGAGCGTGGCTTAATCCGGTCATCTGTACCAAGAGCAAGCGTCCCCAAGGTGCAAGAGCAGGTAGCAGGGCAAAAGGCTGCTTACCCGAGCGCGGATGGATGGGCGCAAGATCGGATGGTCGTTAAAAACGTCAAAGTTAAAAAAGACAAAAAAGGCAATGCAGCATTTGAAGTTGATTATCAAAAAACCCCATATGGATTTGAGAAGCCGCCGTTTGGTGTTGATAAAGCTCAATGGGAGCAGACCATGTCTGACCGAGCAGTGCAGTCGG